CTTTGCAATTGCAATTGGATTTACTCACATAATGAGAGGTTTAAGACAAACTGGTTTAAAAGGTAAAGCTGGATATTTGGTTCCATTTTTAATTGGTACAACTTTAATGAATGCTTATTCCCATGAGATGAGAGAAATTTTAAAAGGAAGAGATTTAGCAAATTTTAGCAATATGGATAAAGATCAACAATTTCAATATTGGCTAGCAAGAATTATAGGTGGTGGTGGATTAGGTATATTTGGAGATCTTATTTATTCTGAAAGTGAGGGTCAAAATTACGGGACAGATGTTACAGATGCTATATTAGGCTTACCAGTAGCTTTTGCTAAAGATGCTTATGGTTTAGTGGATGAAACCTTTAGATTAATCCCTGGAGGTAAAGAAAGCAAAATAGGTAGAGAACTATCTAACTTTGTCAAAAAATACACTCCTGGCAGCTCCTTATGGTATCTAAGAGCCGCTTGGGAAAGAATTATAGTAGATACGCTGCAAAATCTAATAGATCCAGATTTTCATAAAAGAAACTCAAATACTATTAAAAGATACCAAAAGAAAGAAGGAAGAGATTTTTGGTGGTATCCAGGAGATAAATTACCAACGGATACACCTCAAATTTCTCAATAATAGTTATAGACAGAATTGACAAATTAATTTAATAGGAAAAATATAGTAGGATTATAACGCCTACAAAAATCAAAAAAATAAACTTATGACAGTAACAAGCACAACTTTGCGTAACTCCTATAGTGGTAACGGATCCACAACAGCGTTTGCGTACACATTCCCTATCAATTCAACAGACGAAATCACAGTAATTGAGAGATCTTCTACTGGTGTTGAAACAGTTAAATCAGAAGGATCTGGTTCTACTAATTATTCAATAGTTGATAACGGAGCTAGTGGTGGAACTGTAACTATGGTTACGGCTCCCGCATCGGGAACTACCTTAGTTCTTTTAAGAAACACAGCTTTAACACAAGAAACAGATTATGTAGCAAACGATCCGTTTCCAGCTGAAACGCATGAAGACGCTTTAGATAAAGCATTAATGCAAGCACAAGAGCTACAAGAAGAATTAGATAGATCATTTAAAGTTTCAAGAACAAATACTATTACTACATCTGAATTTACAGAAAGTGCAACAGATAGAGCTAGTAAAGCATTAGGATTTGATAGCGATGGTAATTTAACAACGATTGCAGATTTCTTACCCGCTGGTGGAGATAATGCACAATTAACTTATTCAACAACTACAACTGACAGCGATCCAGGAGCTGGTAAAATTCGTTTTAACAATTCAAGTCTTGGTTCAGCTACAGCTGCTTATGTAGATGATGAAGATGCTAATGGTACGGATATTTCCGCATGGGTGCAGAGCTTTGATGATGTAACGGGTAATGCTACTAACAGAGGAAGATTAAGAGTTACTAAATCAAACTCATTAACTGTTTGGCATACTTTTAAAATTTCTGGAGCTGTTACGGATGCAAGCGGATATACAAAATTAGCTTTAACTTATATTGATGGTGCTGGAAGTTTAGCAGATGCCGATAAGGTATTTATATCCTTTGTTCCTTCTGGAGAAGATGGAGCTATACCAGGTTATTATTATAAATTTGATAGCGGTACATCTGACGCTGATCCTGGTGCTGGAGAGATTTCTTTTAACAACGGAACTTATGCTTCAGTAACAGCAATCTATATTGATGATGCTGATGCTAACGGAGTAACAACTCAAGCTGATACTATTACTTGGGATGATAGCACTTCAACGATTAAAGGAATTTTACACATTGTAGATATTAACGATAGCACAACTTACGCAAGGTTTAAAATAACTGGTGCATCTACAGATGCCTCTGGTTACAATAAATTAGCTGTTGCTCACTTAGCATCTAATAATACTTTTTCAGCAGCAGACGAATTATCTGTTCACTTTACTCAAAGTGGATATAAAGGCGATACTGGTTCAACGGGTGCAACTGGAAGTACAGGATCCACGGGTTCAACAGGAGCAAGTGGAACTAACTCTCAACTTTCAATGACTTGGGAAAGCACAACTAGCGATGCCGATCCAGGTGCGGGGAAAATAGCTTTTAATAACGCAACTCTATCTAGTGTTTCAATTTTATATGTAGATGATGCCGATGACGCATCTGCTGATATTTCTGGTTATGTTCAATCTTGGGATGACATAACTAATACTACGGCAAAAGGAATTGTAACAGTAACTAAGGAAGGCACACCTTCAACTTATGCTATCTTTAAAGTTTCTGGTTCAGTTACCGATGCAAGTGGTTATACAAAAGTTCCAGTAACTCATGTTGTATCTAACGGATCATTTTCAGATGGCGATGGAGTAGGAGTACACTTTAGTTTTTCTGGAACAGACGGAGCCATGACTAGCTTTACCGTTGCTGGTACATCTGGTTCATCACAAACAATAACTAACGGTAATACTTTAACAATAGCGGCTGGTGCGAATATTACGACTACAGGAAGTTCTACAGATACAGTTACGATAGCTTGTACTTTAGATGATCCGACAGCTCTAGCAATCGCATTAGGATAATAGGAGGATAAAAATGGCAAATACTTTTAAAGTTGTTACTTTTGCAGCAGAACCATCTTCAGCTGGCACACCATACAAAATGTATACTACGGCTGGATCAACTACAACAGTTGTGCTTGGTTTAATCCTAACTAATATTCATTCTTCAGCAGTAACTGTTGAAGTAGAATTAGTTAGTGATACAGCAAATAGAGGTGGTGCAAATAATGTAACTAATGGAACATCTTTCTTAGTGAAGGATGTTGACATCCCAGCAAAAAGTTCTTTAGAGCTTTTATCTGGTGGAAAAGTTGTTTTAGAAGCAACAGACGAAATTAAAATAGATTGTTCTGTTTCTGATAAAGTTTCAGGCACATTGTCTATAATGGAGATAACATAAGATGGCTTATATAGGTTCTAAACCAGCAAATAAGGTTTTAACTGCCTCTGATATTACAGATGGAATAGTATCAAATGCTAAACTAGCACAAGATATAATTTCAGGAGACACAGCTCTTGCTAGCGAACCTAGCGATACTGACGAATTCCTTGTCTCAGACTCAGGGACTCTTAAAAGAATAGACTACTCTTTAATTAAAGGTGGAGGAGGAATGACTTTTATTTCTTCAACAGTTCCATCAGGTTCAGCAAGTTCGGTAGAAGTTCAAAATTGTTTTTCAAGCACATATTTGAATTATTTAATTATATTTTCAGGAATTAGTATTGCTACTAATAACTCCAATATGACTTATGAATTTATGACAGGAACAAATACTAGACACACATCAGGTTATTATTGGGTGCTTGGAACAAGTAATAGAAATGGTACACAAGTAGATGAAGCTGGTAACAATGGTAGTGAAGCAAGATACATTTCAAATACAAGTAATGATGATGATACTATTAATGGAAATTTTGTAGTTTATGGTGCAAATGCGGCAGTAAAAACAGGCACGACAAGTCAATTTACACATAGGTATGAAAGTTCTGCTTCTGCATTTCCTGAAAGTGGTGGTTGTTGGGTTAATGCTGGAGATCAATTTACAGGAATAGCATTTGATGTTGGAAATGGAAGTAATTTTGATAATAGAGGAACTATAAAAGTTTATGGAATACACAATAGTTAGGAGAAAATATGGTAGCTTATAAAGATGTTAATGGTGTAGCTGTTGAAATGACTGCCGAAGAAGAAGCTGAATTAAATGCAAGAAAAAAAGCATGGCAAGATGGTGCTTTAGATAGAGCATTTAAAAAATTAAGAGTTAGAAGAAATAATCTTTTACAAGAATGTGATTGGACAGATTTACCAAATGCAGTTTTAACAGATGAAAAAAAATCTGAATGGCAAACTTATAGAACAAATTTAAGAGATTTAACAAATGGATTAACAACAGTTGAAGAAGTAGAAAATGTTGAATTTCCAACAAATCCATCGGAGAGTGAATAATGGCATATATAGGAAAAGAACCAATAGTAGGAAACTTTCAAAAGTGCGATGCTATTACTGTCGTTAATGGACAAGCAGCATACACACTACAAGTAAGCTCAACAAATGTAGTTCCAGAAAGTGCAAATCACATGCTGGTTTCACTTAATGGAATTTTACAAGCACCAGTTACTTCATTTACAGTATCTGGTTCAACACTTACTTTTGCATCAAACCTGGCGACAGGCGATGTAATAGACTTTGTAATCTTGTTAGGTAATGTTCTTGATCTTGGAACTCCTAGTGATAATACAGTAACTACTGCAAAAATTGCAGATGATGCTGTTACTGCTGCTAAATTAGCTAGTGGTGCTGGAGGAAAAGTTTTGCAAGTTGTAACTGCTACTGATAGCACAGAAAGATCAACGACATCATCATCATTAGTTACAGCATCAAATACATTATCGGTTGATATAACTCCAGCAGCAACTTCTAGTAAAGTTTTAGTTATAACTACTTTTAATAGTGGAAATAGCAGTGGCTCTGATACTAGATATACCATTAAAAGAGATAGTACCGATATTGGCGACACATCTGAGGGTATAGTAGCAACTACTCATGCTGACGCTAATTTAATGTATGCTACTGCTGCTATGTCGGTATTAGATTCTCCTTCATCTACATCTGCACTTACATATCAAGTTTATCTTAAAGCTGCTGGAGGAACAGGCTATATAAATAAAGGTGGAACACTAGGAACAATAACAGTTATGGAAATAGGAGCATAATATGATTTGTGAAGCAATTTTAAAAATTAAATCAGACGCACAAGTTTCAGTTTCAGGAACAGATATAGATACTTGTATTATAACCTGGCATGATGGAAACCCAACTAATATTACTAAAAATCAAATTAAAGCTAAATTAAATGAAACTGCTTATATGGATAAAAGAGCATTAGAATATCCATCTATTGCAGATCAATTAGACGACATCTACCACAATGGAATTGATGGTTGGAAAGCTACTATTAAAGTAACTAAAGATAAATATCCAAAGGAGTAATCAATGGCAATCAAAGTAGCCAATAATCAATCCTTGTCTGCGATTACAGCTTTACCATCAGCAGTTTCTGGTGGTGCTTGGAATTTATTACAAACGCAGACTGCATCAAATAGTTCTACAATTTCTTTTACAAGTAATATTGATAGCACCTATGATGAGTATGTGTTTAAGTTTTATGATATTCATCCTAATCATAGTAGTTATACAGATTTTTTATTTAATATGAGTGCTGATGGTGGAAGTAATTATAATGTGACTAAAACAGCTACTTATTGGTCGGCAATATCGTTTGAAAATGGAAGTTATGCTGATATTGAATACAACACATCTTTAGATACAGCACAAGGAACAGGTTTTCAAACTTTAACTGATAATACTGGAAATGATAATGATCAATCTTTAGCTGGAACTTTAACTATTTATGCACCATCCAACACAACTTTTGTTAAACATTTTATATCAAGAATTTCAAATGCAGAAGATGCTTCTACAATAGATACTTTTGTTGCTGGTTATGGAAACACCACAAGTGCCGTAAATGCAGTTCAGTTTAAATTTTTAAGCGATAATATTCAAAGTGGAGTTATAAAATTATATGGCATTAGTTAAATACAACAACAATTCTATAAGTGCTATTACAGCAGCTTCTGGATTAACTGCTGGTGCTATGACTTTAATTAAAGAACAAACAGCATCTTCAAGTTCTACTATTGATTTTGTTCATGGTACATCAGATGTAGTTTTGGATAACACATATCCTATTTATTTATTTAAGTTTATTAATATGCATCCAGCGACTGATAACACAGATTTTATGTTTAATGGATCAGATGATGATAGTAGCCATAGTTATGATGTAACTAAAACAACCACTACATTCCAAGCATATCATAATGAAGCTGGTAATGATCCTGCATTAAATTATGATACTTCAGATGATTTAGCACAATCTACTGCTTTTCAACAACTATTAAAAAATTTAGGTACAGATAACGACCAATCAGCAAGTGGAGAACTTTGGCTTTTTAATCCATCATCAACTACCTATGTCAAACATTTTATAGCAGTTGGTAATAGCTATAATCATAATGATTACACCTGGAATGGTTTTACTGCTGGGTATTTTAATACAACTGCTGAT